GTGACAGAGGAAGAATTAGATAGTTATAGATATACTCATCCATATTGGGCGGAGAGAGGGATAATAGATGATTCAATAATAGATTTATTCGATTTGGGTTACGATATCGTAACAAAATGTATAACTTTCCCTGTTCGTGACATCAACGGTAATTGCTTATTTGTCGCCAAGCGTTCAGTTCAAACCAAGTTCTTTCATTACCCCGAAGGAGTAAAGAAACCTTTATATGGATTATATGAATTACATAATTGGGGTAAATATGGTGTAGCGATGAATGTTGGTAGTATTGGAGAGATAATAGTATGCGAGTCTATGATAGACTGCATATTGTTATGGCAAGAAGGTCATTATACAGTCGCATTAAATGGACTCGGTAATGATTTACAGTTTAAGCAATTACAGAATCTACCTTGTAGAAAAATAATACTGGCAACTGATAATGATGATGCTGGACGAGGTGCGAGGAAAAGAATAAAGCAAAGTGTGAAAAATAAGTTGTTCACAGAAATACAGTTTCCCGAAGGAATAAAAGATATCGGCGAGTGTAGTCAGGAACAGATTAAAAATATATTGAATTGGGAAGTTTTTTAGAAAGCACTTGTATGGTGTTTTTAATACGTTATATAATATTTAAGTAGGTAAAATTTTTAGATTATAGAAAGGAAAAATTATGGCAAGAAAAGGACTAAAAAATCTAATTAATCTCATTGATGCTGAAAAGCAAGTATTACCTCCGGAACAATCATTTCTTAATGATCTTAAGCGTTCAATTGAAATGACAAATGAAAAAAATGCAAGGAAGCCTTCACAGACATTTAAGCCTTCTGGGATGAATTGCATTCGAGCAAGTTATTATCAGATAACTGGAAAAGAAGAAGATCTGGGAACACCAATGTCATATTCATTTATTGGAATATGTAATAGTGGGTCTGACACTCACATACGAATACAAACGGCAGTAATGGAAATGGTAAATAATGGAATGGATTGTGAGTGGGTAGATGTTGAGGAATATGTAAAGTCTCGAAACCTGGATTATTTGGAAATTAAAGAACATACTTCCACAGAGACAAAGTTATACCACAAGGTATTAAATATGTCTTTCATGTGTGATGGAATAATACGGTATAAGGATAAGTATTATATACTGGAGTTAAAAACAGAGAGTCTGAACAAATTCTTTTCACAGACAGGCGTTCAGCCCGGACATTATAATCAGGCAATAGCATATTCAACGGCATTTAATATAGATGAAGTGATATTTATTTATATCAATCGTGATACATTGGATATGAAGTCATATTTATTCAAAGTTACAGACGATATGAAGAAATCCCTGTTGAGTTATATTGAGGAATGTGAAGGATATGTAAAAAGACTAATAGCACCTCCAAAGCCCGAGGGAATAGATAAAAGAACTTGTTCTTATTGTCATTATAAGACACAGTGCAGGAAGGACGGATAATGGCACAGAATAGAGGAAAGCAATTTGAGCAAGTGATACAACAGGCATTTGAAAAAGTACCGAATACATCAGTGGTTAGATTGCACGATCAAACAACTGGATATAGAGGAAGTTCTAATCACTGTGATTTTATTGTATATCATAAGCCTTATGAGTTTCACATTGAGTGTAAATCAGTTCATGGAAATACATTGAGTATATTCAGTAATCCAAAACCGGATAAACATGGAGTGCTGCATGGATTTTATGGCAATATAACCGATACACAATGGGAAGGACTTTTAGAAAAGTCGAAGATACCTGGAGTTATTGCAGGAGTTATATGTTGGTGGATAGATAAAGACATTACATTATTTATTGATATCAGACGGTTAAAATTTTTAAGCGATGCGGGATGTAAATCTATAAGATATGATAATGAGGAATGGTCAGATTTAATTATTCCTATTCATGGTAAAAAGAAAAGAGTTTTCTTTGATTATAATATGGAGGAATTTCTACAATGCGTGATGCTATAAAACAGTTGAAAGATAATATTGAGAACAATGCAACTGAAATTGATGAGATAGTGGAAAGTATAATTGAACCATACTGTAATTCGTTGGATAATTATGTGAAGTTTATAAAGGATTGTCTTAACGACGGAGAAAATCCTCCAACGGATGCAGAGCTGGACGATTTTTGCATGAACCTTTCTACTTACATCTATTTCGCAGGAGGATTGTGTGAACGGCTGGGAATAAGAGACGATATAGCAAAAGCAGTTTATAAAGAAGCCTATCATTCAAATCGTTCAAATATAGATAAAGGAACAGTAGCGGATAAAGATAGTATTGCGGCATTGCGTAGTCAAGAAGAATATTTAATATCATCAGCTTATACACGAGCTTATAAGACAATGAAATCAAAAGTTGAAAATGCACAGGAATTGTTGCAGAGTTGCAAAAAAGTATTATCACGCAGAATGCAAGAACAGGAACTGACACATATAGGAGGAAGTGGAAAATGAAAAATAAGACCCGAATAATATTAGCAGGAATTTTATTTGCACTACTGACATTTATTTTATTTACATATTCAGCACAGGCGGCAACGTTACCGTATAACCCACCGTATACTGATAATACATTTACAGAAGAAGATATATATTTATTGGCAAGTGGGATATATGGAGAAGCTGGAGCGGACTTTTGTAGTGATGAGATGAGATATGGGGTAGGCTCAGTAATATATAACCGAGTTAGGCACGACGCTTTTCCTGATAGTGTTCACGAAGTATTATACCAGCCTGGACAGTATGGATGTATTTATAACCATTGGTTTAAGGAAGGTCCTAATGAAAATTGTCTTGATATAGCAAGGAATATAATTCAAAATGGAACTGATTTCCCTCCCGATGTACTATATCAGTCAAATCAACCATTAGGACACGGTGTATATTTACATGAACAAAATATGTATTTCTGTCACTTGTAAAGGAGGAAGAGTATGGGAACAGAATTAGATGCACTGGTAAAGAAAATTAATAAAGATGCAAAAGAGGAAGTAATGACGCTGGGATTGAACAAGTTTAATTATTCCCGGATACCTTTTACCAGTCCAAGAATGAATTATTGTACTTTCGGAGGAATACCGCAGTACAAGATAACCGAGTTTTATGGAGAGGAGCATGGAGGCAAAACAACATCGGCATTGGACATCGTAGCAAATTATCAGAATATGGCAGATGCGAAAGATGTTCTGTATGTGGACGCAGAGAATTCACTTGATGTGGAATGGGCAATTAAACTGGGAGTAGATGTAGACAGACTGTATATAGCTCAGCCGAAGGAACAGTCAGCCGAAAGTATTTTTCAAATGATATACGATTCAGTGGAAACTGGTGAAGTGGGATTGTGGGTACTGGATAGTATAGGGGCATTATTTTCAGAACAGGAATATGAAAAGAAACTCGATGATAAGACGTACGGTGGAATATCCAAACCGCTTACATTGTTTGCAAAGAGAGTTTCTGGATTACTTCCTAAATACAAGTGCACTGGCATAGGAATAAATCAACGACGTGAAAATATGAGCGGATACGGTCCCAGTATAACCACTCCAGGTGGAGATGCGTGGAAGCATTTCTGTTCAGTGCGTATGCAGTTTAGTAGAGGCAGCTATATAGATGAAAATGGTAACCCTCTTACACGTTCCGCAGAAACACCGGCGGGTAATATAGTAATGATGTCAATGACCAAAAATAAAACGTGCCCTCCCACACGTAGAACAGGATATTATACATTGGACTACCAGAATGGAATTAATTACTTGTATGATCTGGTAGAAGTGGCAATCAAGTATGATATAGTAGAAAAGCGAGGATCTTGGTTTAGTATATTGGACACGGACACCGGAGAAATTATAGCTGATAAAATACAAGGACAGTCCAATGTATATGCTTATTTAGAAGATCACGATAAGGCATTGGAAAGACTGGAAGAATTAGTGGATAAAAACATGGGAAAATTGCAATAAAGGACTTGTGTTTTTTGTAAATATGTAATATAGTATTTACGAAGGCAATAGTGCCTAAAAATTACAAACGTTATAGGAAGGAGAAAAGATTATGACGTACGAACACAGAGAAAAGGGTATCAGAGGAAAGCTTATCGAGGAGAACGAGAAAACCAAGACCGTTATCCTGGAGCTGGAGGACGGAAAGCAGCAGCCGATGACCACATCAACGCTCAAGAGATGGTGGAAGAAAGTTGATGAGGAATTAGATGAGAATGATCGTCAGCTTGTAGCGGAGGAATTGGCTACTCTTGAGAAGTGTGAGAGTAAGAATATCCCGGAAGTGCTTAAGGAAGAGGATAAGGCTTCCGATGGGACCTCTTATAAGCAAGTAATGCAGGAGATCATCCATGATGAGAAGCAGGCTGTCGAAACGGCTAAACTGGAAAAGAAGTCCTCGAGAAAGAAGGAAGGAGTTCTTCCTATGGAGGAAAGACAGCGTTTAGTTGTAGATGTGTTGAAGACAGCTGGGTTTAGGACATACATTTCCGATAAGACTCCTAATACGGTGTATATCTTGGATGATACAGAAAAGAAAACTCGCGGTGTATATCTTGGAGGAGCAAAATGTGTACTGGGATTGCCCGAGAAAGAAGTTCCCGATGGAGCAAAAGCTGACAGGATACGTAGGTGTAAGATAAGTCATTCATTCGATATTCAGTACAATGCACTCGATAAGATGATATCACTGCTCTCAAAAATTAAGAAGGAGGACAAATAAAATGGGAAGATTTACAATGGATCAGGCAGATCATTATGGTGGACAGGGAGGAGCAGGATTTTTCAAAATAGTAAATGATGGAGAGACTGCTCGTGTAAGATTCCTGTATGGAGGAATTGAAGATGTGGAAGGGTGTGCCGTACACCAGGTAAAGATTAACGACAAGTATCGCTATGTAAATTGCCTGCGTGATTATAATGAGCCGAAGGACGCATGTCCGTTTTGTAGAGAAGGGATGCCCCAGCAGGCAAAGTTGTTTATTCCACTTTACAATGTAGATGAGGATAAGATTCAGATATGGGATAGGGGTAAGAAGTTCTTTGCCAAGATATCCAGTATATGTTCTCATTATCCAAATGTAGTATCACAGGTATTCGAAGTGGAGAGGCATGGGAAAGCCGGAGAGCAGACTACCACTTATGAATTGTTTCCGGTAGGCCAGCCTGACGATAAGACATTGCAGGATTTTGAACTCCCG